CAACCATCGTCGACAAGCTCGGCGCCATGCCGATCGGGACAATCCTCATCGTCATCATCTTCGGTCCCTGGATATTCAGCTTTCTCATGTCCCGTGTCCAGGAGAAGCGCTTCGACGCCATGAAGGACATGTACAAGTCCAATGTGAAGCTCGTCGAGTCCTTCGACAAGCTGGCGAACGTGCTCAACGATGTGGTGACGCTCAACACGGCCAAATGGAGCGAGGTAAGAGACAAGATCGACACGAACCAGTACTGTCCAATGGCTCGGGTCAAGAAGACCGTCAGGGAGGACATAATCAATGGGTGAAGTGGCGCGTTTGAAGACGGAGATACAGGCAAGGAAGTTCCGGGCGCTGGAGATCGCGGAGGCGATAGACCGCAAGGTCAAGGACATCAAGGAAGCGCTTTCCGGGTACCCGCTGACCAAACCGGAGAACTTGAGGCTCGCCATGGTTGCGGAGATCTCCGCCGAACTCGAGAAGCTCCAGGAGCAGTACCTTCAGCTCCAGCGCGAGATCGAGATCGCTGAGAAGGAACTGAGATAATGGCCAACAGATCCTACCTGACCGAAACCCGCGAGGATGCCTACAGGACCTGGCGCGGGTGCGGACAGAACATCGAGCAGACCCTCGCCGCCCTCAAGAAAAAGGGCTACTCCATCTCGAAGCCGACACTCTACGACTGGATAGAAAAATACGGATGGAAGGAACGCGCAGCCCGCGCGGAGGCGGAGGAACGAAAGGCGAACGATCTGCCTACCAACGCAGAGTCTCGGGCGCTGGCAAGCCTGGAGAAGGTCCAGCTCCGCTACGAAACATACTTCGAAACCCTGGGAGAGGGAAAGGTCGACAACCAGGCCATGTATGCCTACACGGGGATCGTCAAGTCCATCACGGAGATAAAGGCAAAGACCGGCTCCTTCAAGGCCACGCTCTTTCTTGACTTCATGAAGGACCTCATCGAGTGGCTGGGCAAGAACGATCCTTCTGCTCTGGAGGCTATCGAGCGCAACTTCGATGACTTCGTCAGGTATGCACAGGAGAGATATGCCGCTTAGTGCCAGACAGCGCAATTTCAACAGGGAGATAGAGACCCTGCGCGCCCTCATCCAGTCAAAGGCGAAACCCTTCGCCGATGACAAGAAAGCCCAGCGCGAGCGTACCAGGCGCGGTGAAAAGGATCTCGAATTCTTCGGGCAGAGCTATTTTCCGCATTACTGGACACGCCACCTTCGGCGCTGCACAAGTATTTCTGCGACCGCTATCCGGCCATGATCCACAGAGCCATCAGACCGGCGCGGGAGACCGGAGAGGCGGACGCTGCTCCCCGCGCAACGCGAAATCGACCTGGACGACGCTCATCCTGCCGATTGGTGCATCGTCTACAAAAGAGCCATTTCATCCTGGAGTTCTCGGAGACGGCCCTTCATCCCAGTGACTTCTGTCCTTCATCAAGGCGGAGCTGGAGACGAACGAGAGGCTCAAACAGGACTTCCCGGATGCCTGCGGTGAGGGCCCGTCTGGCGTGCCGACACCATCATCACCAGGAACGGAGTCAAGGTGCGCGGCGTCGTGCCGGGCAAAAGCTCCGGGTATGCGCCACGGCGCCAAGCGTCCGGACCTCGTCATTGGCGATGATCTCGAGAACGACGGTCCGTGGAGTCACCGGACCAGCGCAAGAAACTGGAGAAGTGGTTCTTCAAGGCGCTCATGAAGATCGGTCAGCCCGACACCGTCTATATCATCGTCGGCACCATCCACCACTATGATTCGCTCCTTTCGAACCTGCTCAAGAAACCTGGCTGGAAGGGACGCAAATTCAAAGCGGTCTTGAAATGGTCACGTCGAAGCTGTGGGATGCCTGGAGGCGCTCTTTTCTGACATCACGATCGCAAGGAAGAGGCCGAGGACCAGGCAGACGAGTTCTTTGCGCAGCACCGACCGGGATGCTCGCCGGCACCGAGGTGCTCTGGAAGGAGCGCGAGGACAATAACTATCACATGAAGATGCGCGTGTCCGAAGGCCGGGCATACTTCGACAGCGAGAAACAGAACGATCCCATAAGCCCCGAGGACTGCCTCTTCAAGGAGGAAGACTTCGTTTACTATGACGATGATGATGTCGACCTTACGGGGATTCCTCAAGATGGCGTTGTTGATCCGTCCCTGGGCAAGAAATCGAAACGCCATGACCCCTCGGCGATAATAGGCGGCAAGTACATAAACGGCAGGATCTATCTCACCATCGCGGACATCGAAAAACGCGTACCCGACCGGATCATCGATGATGTCCTCGTGTACCACGATCGGGAGCGTTTCCGGGCCTTCGGTGTGGAGTCCATCCAGTTCCAGGAGTTCTTCGCCACCTCACTGGCTAATGAAGCCCATAAACGCAATCTCACCCTCAATGTAGTGGAGCTTAAGCCTCATACCGACAAGAAGCTGCGTATTCAGACCCTGCAGCCCTGGATCAAGAACGGCTGGATAGTCTTCCGGAGGAACATGCGGGCCCTCATCGATCAGTTCGTCCATTATCCCATGGGTGATCACGACGACGGACCGGATGCCCTGGAACAGCTCAAGAGCATGATCGAGGGAGGCATCGGATCCGTGGAGTACACAACAGTAGCTACCCGGGGTGTCTTCAAAGGGGATGCCGATGATGACGAGGACCGGGTGAGGTTTTCATCGAGAGGAGCCTGGTAATGAGACAACACAAAAAATGCCCCACATTTAACGCCGCACCGTCCATGAGGGCAAATACCCGCATGAATCCGTTGACAGGTGTTATAACTATGTCAACGGCGAACTGGGAGGCCATTCAATAATGCTCGTAGACCAGTACGGCCGGGAAATCCAGTCCAACAAGCCCATACTCGAAGAAATAGCCGTCCAAACAGTCCGGGACCGCTACAGTTCCTACCCCTCTCAGGGGCTCACCCCGGAGCGCCTTGCCAGGATCTTCAAAGAGGCTGACCAGGGAGACGTGACGCGCCAGGCGGAGCTTTTCGAGGAAATGGAAGAGAAGGACCTGCACCTGACAGGTATCCTTCAGTCCCGTAAGCTCGCGGTGACGGGTCTCGAGTGGGACGTCCTGCCGGCCTCCGACAGCGCGGAGGACAAGAAGATCGCGGCCGCGGCCCGCGAGATGATCGAGTACATCGAGAACCTGGATGATGCCCTGATCGATATCCTCGACGCCGTCGGAAAAGGTTTCTCCGTGTCGGAGATCCTCTGGGAGATCTCAGAGGGACAGGTCTGGGCAAAGACCATCGAATGGGTCCACCAGAGGCGCTTCACTTTCAACTCGCCGGGCGCCATCCTTAAATTCCCCAGGCTTCTCACGGACGATGCACCGATCTGGGGTGAGGAGCTGCCCCCAAACAAGTTCCTGGTGCATGCTTATAAGGCCCGATCGGGGGCAACATCGCGCGGAGGGCTCCTGAGGCCCTGCGCCTGGATGTATCTCTTCAAGAATTACGACATCAAGGACTGGTTGATCTTCAACGAACTTTTCTCCGTACCCATGCGGATCGGCAAGTACAAACCCGGCGCTTCGACGAACGACATTGAGGCGCTAAAGCGCGCAGTCTTCAACCTCGGCGTCGACGCCGCGGCGGTCATCTCCGAATCGACGATGATCGAGATCCTGGAGTCGAAGGTAACGGGCACCAACAGCTCGCACGCGAAGTTCGCCGAGTTCTGCGACAAGGCAATGAGCAAGGCGGTCCTCGGTCACACGGGCAATGCCGAGGGGATCCCGGGAAGCTCGGCGCGGAGAAGCAGGCCACAGAAGGGCAGGGATCTTGTGGAATCGGATGCCAAGGCGCTCATGATGACAAGAAGTTTCACCTCCTAGCCCCTGGGTGGCGTTCAACTTTGGACCCGACAAGGGAGAGTCCCGATATTCAACTGCATGCGAAGAGGAGAAGACCTCGAGTGCACCGATAATTTTTCGGCATCCTGGTAAAGGATGCGGGCTTTGAGGGATCCCGAGAGCCACATCCATGACCGTTTGGGATCGAAACACCAGGCAGGCGAGAAGACTTCGTTCGCCAGGCAAACGAACAGGGACGCTGGCGCTTCGAAAGACCGCGCACAAGGCACCCATAACGGCGGCATCGATAGCCTCATCAGTGCACAAAATTACGTCGACTCTCTTGCCGATGATGAGCCTGGCGGACGGGGCGATCGACATGTAGCCATCGAGAGGATAGTCGAGGAGTCAGAATCTTTGAGATCTCAGGCGAGATCGCCGAAGTTTACAGGGGATCGGCAGGACAGTTCGGCATGTCCTTGCGGATGCCATGGTCCGCGCGATCTGAAAGGAGAGGTCCTTTACATGATTCTTCGAAACCGCTTCCTTTGACGAAGCGATCAGATTCTTCCTGGACAAGTGGACCTCAAGCGGACAGATACAGGCAGCTACGTGGCAGGGCGCTAAGGCCTTCACGGTTTCCGGGGTGGCCCGGATGGATGTACTGACCGATCTCTGTGCGGGGATCGACAAGGCCATCGCCGAAGGCACCACATTCCGTGATTTTAAGAAAGCGGTGAAGGAGACCATGGCAAAGCACGGCTGGGAGGGCCTTAACCCTTACCGGCTCGACACGATAGTCCGGACCAACATCCAGGCCGCTTACCAGACGGGCCACTATCAGAGGCAAATGGAGGTCGCGGGCAGTCTGCCTTACTGGCAGTACGTGGCCGTTATGGATGGCAGGACGCGGCCAGCCCATGCCGCCATGAACGGCAGGGTCCTGCGCAGTGACGATCCCTTCTGGCAGACGAGCTATCCGCCGAACGGATTCAACTGCCGCTGCACCGTCCGGGCGTTGTCGAAGGGGGATCTCTCCCGGGAGAGCCTGAATGTCGAGAAGGACCTCAAGGGCATGGCGGACCCGGGATTTGACAGTAATCCCGGCGCGTCCCTCGGGAAGACCCTCACCGACAAGGAATTCATGAAACTTCAATCGGACCGAGACCGCTGGGCTCCGCTGATCGGCAAGACCCATGCTGACTATGGCCGCGATCCGCTTCCAGGTGAAGGATTATGTGCGGTCGACGTCTACCATTGGAAGGTGCTGAGGTAGGCGGGGATCTTACAAAGAGAAGTCATGGGCAGAACCTGGCGCGATGCGATCGACACCCGTCAGATCATGAATGAAAATTCATAGAGCACCTGAGACTCGACGGGCGGGAGAGGTTCCTGCCCTTCATCGAAGAGTCCGTTTTGAAACCCTATGAGATATGGCTCCAGGCCGAGAAAGAGAACTTGACCGGCCGGGTGGTTCTGAGGAAGCGGTACATATCGTTGATCGAAACCACGAAAAAGAGACGTTTGCTTTTCGTGGCGGAGGGCACCCGCGGGCAGTGGACATCGTACTCGTTTCTTCAGGTCGGACAGGCAAGCTATCTGGATAACATCCGAAGGGGGGTACTGCTCTATGGAGGGTAGTTGGGTGGTCACTTCCCCGTGCAAAAGCCCACCGGTCTTTGCCGTATCGGGGCACGGCCCACAGCATCGACATGGAGAGTTTAACACGGCTCGGGGAGATGTCAAGTGCAGATAGACGTCGAGATCAAGGACAAGGAAGTAAAGCGGCTCTTCACGAGGCTCAAGAAGAACGCGACGGACCTCAAGCCGGCCTTCCGCGAGATTGGCGAGATCGTGCGCTCCTCGGTGATCAGGAATTTCCAGGAGGGAGGCCGTCCCGACAAATGGAAAGCGACGAAGACCGGGTCCGTATACAGCGCCTACCGGGGCAGAGGAAAGAAAAAACGAAAGGTCTACACTGAAGGATCCCTCACGAAAGGCTACGCCCGCTACAAGGCAGGCAAGAAGATCCTCATCGATAGAGCCAGGCTCCAGAATTCAATCACGGCCCGCGCACAATCCGACAGGGTGGTCGTGGGAACGAACGTCATCTATGCCCGCATCCACCAGCTCGGCGGAGAGGCCGGCAGAAACAGGAAGGTGAAGATCCCGGCGAGGCCGTACCTCCTGGTCCAGGAAGAAGACTGGACACCGATCAAGGATTGCCTCAGGGGATTTCTCATGAAAGGAGCGCGGGAATGAAGAACACTCTGGTCATGATCTGTAAAGACTTTGAAGGAAAGGTGCCCGCCGAGATCCAGGTGATCCCCTTCGGGTACCACAAGACACCGAAGGGCCCTTTCGAACTCGACGCGGATGGTGCCCAAGAAGTCATAGCCGCCTTCAACTCCCGGCAGAACGACATGGTCATCGACTACGAGCACCAGACGCTTGCGGATCCTCCCGTCGAGGCACCGGCTGCCGGATGGATAAAACAGCTCATCAACAAGGGCGCGGATGGTGTGTGGGCTTCGATCGAATGGACCGAGAAGGCGAAGCAGTATATCGCCAACAGGGAATACAAGTACGTCTCACCGGTGTGGCTGAAGAGGATTCGGACACAAGGTCTTCGCATCATCAACGTGGGGACTTACAAACCAGCCGAACATTGACGGCATGGTTCCGCTCATCAACAAGCTCGGCTTTGAGGGGAACAAAAATACAAAGGAGGCAACAACCATGAAAGAACTGTGGAAACTCCTCGGGCTTACCGGGGAAGCAACGGAAGAGGCGGCCATCGCCGCGGTGAACAAGCTGATGACGGACCTCGAGGCAAACAAGGGAACGGTGACAGTGATCGCCAACAAGGGAGTCCTCGATGCCCTGGGGCTCGCCGCAACGGCCACGGAATCGGAGATCGTCGGTACCATCGAGGCGATGAAGCAGTCCCACACGAAGATCGACGATGTCATGAAGGAACTGAACGCTCTCAAAACAAGTTTGACTCAGAAGGACGCCGACAGCGCCGTCGAGATGGCGATGAAGGAAGGCAAGATCACGCCGGCACAGAAGGACTGGGCGCTGGAGTACGCGAAGCGCGATCTCGCCGGCTTCGGAGTCTTCGTGTCAAAGGCCCCGGTGGTCGTCATCGAGGGCAAGGTGGTCACCGACCAGAAGGAGACCGGCGCCGGCATCGATGACGTGCAGACCCAGATCAACAAGATGTGCGGCGTCGACGAAGAGACGTTCAAAAAGTACAACAAATAGGGGGTAGGACATGACAGCATTGGCAACAGATAAGAAGATTGAATATACCGAGGGCGTCGAGGTCCCGGTACCGGTAGATGGAGGCAGCAAGATCTTCGCCGGCGCGAATGCATGCTTCAATGCGGCGGGGTTTCTCGTTCCCGGAGCGGACACGGCCGGTCTCATCTATGCCGGCGTATCCCGGAGCTCCATCGACAACAGTCTTGGCCAGGACGGCGACGAGTCCGCAATTGTGCGTCGTCGCGGGCTTTTCCTGATGGAACTCGCGACGGCAATTACCCAGGCGAACGTCGGTGACAACGTCTTTCTCGTCGACGATCAGCTCGTGGATCTGGCCGGGAATGTCACAAACGACATCTTCTGCGGTATCATCTGCCAGTACGCGACACGACTCTTTGCCTTTTCGACCTTTCGGCCTTTTGCAGGCGGGTGGGGCTCGGATATCGCGAGCATCCGGAGCCCTATGCGGCTTCTGCATTTCCGGCAGCGACGCGGAAACACTTTGCGGCCGCCGAGGCCACGGCGGGAGGGGAGCTAGCTCCAGAAGCTCGCAAGGGTACTTCTTCCTGACGCTGCCGCGGTTACGGCTGGACTAAGGACGGATAACGGACAAGAATCGCACTGCCCTGGCAATCGAATGCCGAACCCGTCATCGTAAAACGGGCATACGCGAATCTCGGACCGAGCCCGGCAGGGCAAGACACTCGCCCTCAAGCTCAACGACACCGCGCTCCTTTCCATCGCCGAGGACGCGACCCAGGGTGAAGCGGAAGCCCTTTCGATTGCCATCGCCAAGGACACGGACTTCGTCATCAAGGCGAATGAGACCGCGGAAGGAGCCGGAGCGAACTGTGACATCATCCTCGTCATGTATATCGATGACGGTGAATAAAAGAGCCTAAAAAGGAGGCATGCAATGATTATTAGCCAGGCAGCACTCTCCGGGATTTACAAAACCTTCACCAATTTAACCAGGCGCTGGAGGTCGCGAAGAGCCAGGTCGAACTTGTGGCCATGCGGGTGCCCTCGACGGGCAGGAGCGTGGACTACAAGTGGCTCGGAACCTTTCCGAACATGCACGAGTGGCTCGGGGACCGGGTCATCAAGGACCTCTCGGGCTTCCATTACGAACTGCTGAACAAAGCCTACGAGTCCACGATCGAGGTCGACCGTGACGACATCATGGACGATCAGATCGGTGTCTACACGCCTATGATCCAGGGGCTCGCTCAGGCCGCCAAGATCCACCCCGACATCCTCGCCTTTGCCTTGCTCGCCGCCGGGTTCAACACAAATGCTTCGACGGGCAGAACTTCTTCGACACCGACCACGAAGTCGGGGGGCATCCGTGTCCAATACGGGCGGCGGCTCGGGAACGGGCTGGTACCTCATGGACCTCTCCCGCCCCATCAAGCCCATCATCCTCCAGATGCGCAAGGCGCCCGAGTTCGTCGCCATGGACAAACCCGACGACGAGAACGCGTTCATGCGCAAGAAATATCGCTACGGCGTCGATGACCGAAAGAATGTGGGCTACGGGCTCTGGCAGCTCGCCTACGGCAGCAAGCAGACCCTTGATACTACGGCATACGCCGCGGCACGGGCTGCGATGATGTCTTTCACGAACGATGAGGGCGCGCCCCTCGGCATCATGCCCACGCACCTCGTTGTTCCGCCCACCCTGGAATCCGCCGGAAGGACCGTTCTCGAGGCGGAGAAGAACGCCAACGGCTCATCGAACGTCTGGTACCACACGGCCGAGCTCGTTGTCGTGCCCTGGTTGGCGTAGAAGGAGGAACCGATGAAGATCAAGTGCAAATCTATACCCGAAAGATTCCGCAGGGCGGGGATGACGTTCTCGAACTCTTCCGCGGAGTACGACGTTAACGAGAAGACGCTCAAGGTCCTTCAGGCAGAGCCCATGCTCGTTGTGGAGGTCCTTCCTGAGGAGAAGAAAGAACCGGAGAAGGGAAAGGCCCCGGACAAGGAGAAGACATCAGCTTCCCAAGATCAGACCGGCAAGAAGGATAAAGAGAAGTAGGACAAAACAAGGAGGCCAGGAGGAGGGCCCGCCCTCCTCCTTTACTGAACCATGGCATACTGCACGCTTGACGATATCAAGAAAGCCCTGGAAGAGGCGACGGTCGTACAGCTCACCGATGACGAGAACTTGAAGCCCACGGCCATCGATCCGGTGGATCCGGACCACGCGGCGATCATTGCCCGCGTCGATGAGGCCATCGAGACCGCGATGCGGAGATCGAGGCTACTGCGCGGTAAAGTACTCGGTGCCGCTCTCCGGTCCCGCGTTGTGAACAAGCTCCCTCTGTCGAGTTGCCATCTATATCTCCACGGCAGGCGGGGCATCCCGGAGAAGATAGAGATGCGCTTACGAAGGGCGTCTCACGGTTAAAGGGACAGCGTAGGGGGCTGCTTTTTCGGGGGTAGACCGGGCTGTGGCATCGACCTCGCCGACAGTTCGCAGGCAAACAAGGCAGTGAGCGACCGGGTCTTCACCCGCGACTCATTGAAGGGGTTCTGACATGCTCGCACAGATCGAGGCCGCCGCGGCCGCCAGACTGACACTGAAAGTGGCCGAACCCAAGAACGTAGAGATCGAGGAGAAACACGGAGCGCTGGCCATGCCGGCGATTGAGATATACACGGCAGGCGGGTCGTTCGCAAAGGTCGGTCAGAGGTACAAGCTCACGCCGTCCGTCTTCGTTGTCGTAACCTTCCAGAACATGCGATCGGTGAAGGACCGCCGCGCGGGGATGTACCCTGTCCTTGAGGCCGTGATATCCGCCCTCATGCTGCAGACGCTGGGCCTTTCCATCGATCCCCTCGTTCCGAAGGAGATCACAAAATCACCCTCGAGGAAGAGGAAGAGATGGGAAAGATGTCTTTGCCGTGGAGTTCCAGACGGGATTCATCATCGACAAGATCGATGACGATGCGACCGCCGCGGTGGATCTGCTCAGGATCGGCTTTGAATATTATCTCAAGCCAGGTGACGACATCGCCGACGCGGAGGATATCGTGGAGTTCACACGTGCATAAAAGGAGGCACCCATGAAGGTAATAGCTGCACCGGGGCTCAAATGCCCCATGGAAGGCAAACCCCGTGAATACATCGGGGATGACAGGGCCGTCGAGGTTCCCGCTACAGCGTACTACGCGAGACTTGTGACTGATGGATCTCTCATCGAGACACCGGCGGGGACGAACGG